CTTTGTGATCAAAAATTATTATGTCGCCGGCGAGGGTTCTGCGTAAATTTAAAGAAACTACATACTGTGGTTTTCTTACTTGTGGTTCATCAGATGTGATATTAACGTTAATTTCCATCAGTTTTAAGCTCCTTGGCGAGACTTTGTATTTGCAAAAATTTATTGACCATATTTGTATCAATATTTTTTCCTCGGAAGCCTTCTAAAAGTGATAATACTTTGTTGGTTTTACTTGCCATCTCATGGTCTTCTTTTATTTCTTTTAGTTTTAAAGATTCTTTTAGGCAAGTTTTCAGGCGCGCTACTTCTTCATTTAAATAAATTTTGAATTCAACCCCATTGTCGGCAAAGGATAAAATATATTTGTTTAACAGTTCTCTTTGTTCCTCTAATACATCGCCGTATGTAGCGTTGAAGCTTTTAATAAATTCTTTTATAACCAATTTATCTCCGGGAATCTCTGAAGAAAATGTTTTCTGACCTGCTTGGACGGCCTCTTCAATAATATTTTCTTCTAACAAAACTTTCTTTTTTGGGGATAGTTCTAAATTAAAAATTTGGTGTATTGTTGCCATGCTTCTATAATTTGAAACAAAGTTACTATACACCTCTTTGGTTAAAATCTTATTAATCTTGTCTATTAGTGCGCTTTGCTCGGAAAAGATATCTTCTTTATTAATTTTTTCATATTCTTTCTTTGCTTCCGCAAGTATCTTTTCAGCGGTGCTCTTTTTAACATCTTTTAGGTTTAAAATTGAATTATAAATTTTTACTTCTTTATGAAGAGCAGAGTTTTTACCAAAGCATTCCTTAATCAAAGAGAGGGTTTTCTTTCTGTCCTGCTCTCTTTTTTCCAAAATACACTTTGATAGTTCTTTTATTAATGCTTCGAACAGAAATGCCGTATTACGCTTTTTGTTGTGTTTAAATCTAATCATTTTTTTCCTTCTTAACTTCCAAGGTTTCAATCAGCCTCTGTACCTCCGAAGTTGTTTTAAAGAGTTTGTCTTCTTCTTTTATATAAGTAGATTCTAAATTTTCGGAAAGACTAGGAATGCTGGTTAAACTACTAATATCTAGAGAACCAGGGAAAGTGTTTCTTCTTGTGCTTGATGTCTTCTCGTGGGCTGGACGCATCTTTTTACGATTTGAATATTTTCTCATATCACCGCCTCGGTGTTTTACAGGAGTATATTCCTTTCCTTTCGATCGATCTCTATTCCCGGCGACGGCGGGTGGTGTTTCGTCAAGGCCCGGGCTTGGCTCAGATAACAATACATTTTCTTCTTCTCCAGGGGGGGGTGCGGGTGCTTCAGTAGGTTCTCCCTCAAGGTCGGCCCCCGCTATATCGGGAGCGTCCCCGCCTAGGTCAAGTGGAGAGCCTGCACCAGCGGCGCCTGCATCAAGAGTTTCGGCTGCAATACCCTCAACAGATTTCTCCAGTTCTGTTTCAAATTTTCTATCAAAGAACATTTCTCTTTGTATTCGCAGATATTCCTCTTCGGATAAATTAAATAATCTTTGTGCCACCCAGCGTCGGCTGAAATAGCCCTCTGTTGCAGAGCTAGCTACATCGAATTTTACGCGCCAATGTTCTAATTCTTGTAACTCAGCTATTTTCGACGGATTATTCAAAGACAACTCGAAAGAAATTAAATCTTTCGCCCGATATCCGAGAGTAAATAAATGAATGACTCCAATCTTTTCTAGTTCAGAAATAACAACTCTTTGAAGTCTTTGTATTGTTCTTGCAAATCGAATATCTTTTTGAGCTAACGTTGCCTTATCTTCTTCAGCGCCTTCGGCCCTAGATATATAAGAAGCAGGTACTTTCAAAGCCGAAAATAGTTTGTCTCTCAGATATTTTACGTCGTCGATATCACCGGTGTACGTACCACCAGGAAGGTTTTCAACACGGGTAGATACTCCACCTCGGACAGGTATGAAATAATCTTCTTCAACACTAAGTGGGTTGTATCTTAAATCAACTCGGCCCGTATCACTATCCATCACTTGATTTCTTTTCATTTGAGTCATGACTTTTTGCATGTACTGTTCGATATCTTGAGGATCAATCCCTCCAACGTCAACATAAAATACTTTTCTTTCCGGAGAACGAACAATCCGATAAGCCATCATCGCGTCTTCAAGCAAGACTAGCTGGCGCCATATGCGACGAGCAGGATCAAGAATAGATGTGCCGTACGGCGAATATTTATCGTTTCCGACAACCCTAAAGTGTGCAACTTGCCAATTTTCAAATGTCATACCACCCGAGTTCCATTGATATTGGACATAGTTTGGGTTCGTTTTGTCCTCACCCTCTAATCTTTCTATTTCTTGCGGCGGCAAACTAATAATATATTTTACGCCTTCGCTCTCGTCTATATCCAGATATAAGAAGAAATCACCATATTTACACATAGAACGGCACCAACCGTATAAATTAAAATCAACATTTAAAATACTGTGGTATAGGTTTTCTAGCAAGCTCTTAATTTCTTCATTCGGGCATTTAATATTTAGTAAGGGACTCAGGTCTGTCGACGTCGTCATCTCATCAGCATAAATATCAAGTGAAGACGCAATCTCCGGCATGAATTCCATTTGATCAAAATCAATATATCGGTCTATACGATTTTGATTTGCATAAAAGTTTGATTGTAAATTTTCATAAGGGTTAAAAGTAGATTTTTTGAACTGTTGTCCGCTGGCGGATTTAAATTTAAAATTGTCTAGCTGTCGACGCCTATTTTGTACCGGTAGTTGACTACGAAGATTTACAATCGGGCCAGAAAGCAGCCTAGTGAGCTTTCTAAACAAATTGCTTTGTCGATTTCTTGGATTGTAGTCTTTACCTCTATTGCGAGCCATCTTTACCCCTTAATTAACCATAAATAATCTTTATATTTTTTCATTTCTTCGTTTTTATCAATTTTTTTGTACCCAACTTGGCCTTTTATTGATGTATTCAATTGAGTATTTGTATAAATCATTGAATTTAAAAACGCTTTTTTGTAAGCAGCATCTCTTTTACCAGCCTCAAAAGCAACCTCTTTTACCCAGCAACCGATAGCACAAGCAATTATTAAGTCATCATTAAATTTTTTCATAGCTTGGGGCCGGCCATTCTGCCACACAAATGTATTCATTTCATTATATAATCTTTTTGAGTATATTTTAACTAGTTTATTTCTTATAAATTCTTCCATCTTGGTTATCACCAGAGGCCTTGTTTTCATTGACATCGTAAACCCAGCGATCACGTTGTTCTTGGATTCAGCAGTTATTGGATCAACGTATTCGTGAGAACTCTTATAAGAATAATATATATTGGGATATTCTAAAAATTGCATTTTTTCCAAAACAGCGTAGCCTACGCTATTATTTTCTACAGCAACCATACAATTACCATATTCGCAGCCTGCCTCGTTTATAATATTGGCGAATATATCGGGAGTCACTTTTCCTTGATATTCCGCAATTATTTCCATTGTTTCTATTTTAAAAATATGAAAAACGGAATAATCTCTCCCATCCCCTCTAGCCACGTCGGCGGATAACAAATATGAGAATGACGGATCATATTCTTCCCAAATCCAAAAATTTCTATCAAAACCAGTTTTATACTTGGGCTCACACAAATGAGCTTGAATCACATCCATATCTTCCTGATGGAAAACCGTCTCTCCAGACATTAAAAAATCACACTTTAATTCTTGAGCGATTTGCCTTTTAGACATGTTTTTTGTTTCTTTGATAAACCAGTCTTCGTCCCTGTCCGGGTGTTTATCCCAAGGTAATACAGTTGGAAAGAAATCATTTTTCTGTCCTTCCGAGTCCACATATGTTTGATGAAACCAGTTACCAACACCATTTGGGGTAGACAAAGCGATGCATCGGCCGCCTGTAGAAAGTGTTGGGTACAGCCCCGTCCATAATTCGTCCAAGCCCTCAACGTGGGCGGCCTCATCAATAACCAGGAGAGATAGTGCCTCAGAACGACCTGCATCTGAACTTGTAGAAGAGGCTTTAATTTGCGAGCCGTTAGTTAATTCAAAAGATGTTCTATTATCTATAGAAATAGAGGCTATTTGCATCCATATGGGGAGATTTTTATGTATCGCTTTAACTTTCTTAACCAAATTCGCAGCGGTATTAAATTTAGTCGCTATCACAAGAACATTTTTGTCCCTGTGAAACAACATTAGCCAAGCTACATATGCAGCAGTAATGGTTGAGATGCCCAACTGCCGGGCTTTTAAGATAATGTTAAATCGATAATCATTAAAATTATTTAATAAGTCCCCTTGGTAGTCATAAATTTTAAAGGGAATCAACCCGTGCATAGGATGGGAAATCTTTGCGTAGTTGTTGGCGAAATATACCGGGTCTTTTCCAGCCTTAACAATCTCTGAAACGATTTCTTTTTTGGTTAGCTGGTAGCTCATCTAAGCCGCCCTTAGTTTTGAGCGTTATTTTTTGGACGCGTGCCCCAGCCGCCGCTCTGTAAAAAATCATTAAACTTGTCTTCATGTTTATTGTGATATTCTCCAGAGCGTTCCTGATCATCTTCGATAGAACCAACATCCGGATTGGCAAGATTTCCCACTTTATATTGTTTCGTAGCTACAACAAAAACACGAACTTTTGAAGTTTTCTGCACCAGGGCATCAACTTCGCCGTCTTCAGTTAAAGACAAACTTTTATTTGTTAATTTTTTATATTCTTTTTTAAGATATTTAGCTACGTCTGCACAACATCTTTCCATCTCGTTTTCAAAATCGTTTGCGTAAACATCGCGAAGTTTTACATCGCTCTGATACGTGATCACAAGCCTGTCCCCCATGACCTTAACTTTAAACCCATCAACATTTCTAGAATGTATAATTGGATTTCCTTCTTCTCTTTTTAAACCCTTGCCTCCGATCTTGATCGGATTACCTTCTTTATCGAGCGCGCCATCGTAGGCGTCTGCAGCGATTTGAGCAATATTTTTAATAACTTCATATACAGATTGTGACATTTTTAATCTCCCTGGACTATTTTTTTAGGTCGCCATCCTTCTTTCCATAAATGTTCTTTTCCATCTATATTTTGTAAAAAACAACTATGGCAACAATCAAATTTTCTCATGTAAACATCATCTTTGGTCAAAAAAGAATATTTTTCACAAAGAGGACAAATCCTTTTACTATCTTTTTTAATTAGTTTTCTAGGTATAAAAACGCCTTCAACTTCTACTTTATCGTCAAGATCTTCACTCTGTGAAGTGTATATTTCTTTTAATTGCTGTAAATAGTCCTTTTCTTTTTCATCGTTCCAGCCAGATTCAGGATTTTGTATCGCCTCTTTCCCGTATTTTGCAGAGATAGCCTTTTCTAATTTTGCAATATAGTTATAATCTTTTTTATTGTCCACTGTCTCTTACCTCAACGGCGGCATAAAATATGGCTATAGAAGTGAGAATTCCTGCGACGACGCCTCCGGCCATCCACCAATGTGCGTTGTCGTTTGGATTTTTAAAAGCTAACTCTTGTAGCCTAAGTATTTCAGCATCTTTTATCTTAAGAATGGAAAAATTTTGTTCCTTAAGTGAGTCAAAGCTAGCTTGAAGAGTTCCCATTTCCAAAAGATTTTTCGCTTTAATTTTTTCAATCTCGTTCTTAATTTTAAGTTTACATTCAATTTTGTTATACTCCTCGCGGGCCAGAACCTCTGCTGCGGTGTTTGTGTCCATTAAAACTCCCGCATATGGAGCGGGCTGGTCTTCTTGTAAGTTTGTTATCCGGCTATCTTGTGCATATACACCAGTGGTTGACAATATTATCGTCAAACACAATACAAGCGCTATAAATTTATTCTTTGTCTCTTTGGGGTACATAGGTCACTCCAAGCATTTC